ATGCCCCTTCCCGCCCCCAAATCGATACTGGCCGTCGAGGGCCTCACCGTCATTCCGCCCGGCTCCGGCGGGAAGCCTACAGTGGCCGGCGTAAGCTTTTCCGTCCCGGCCGGCGGGGCCATCGGGATCATCGGGCCAAGCGGCTCCGGAAAATCGACGATCACCCGCGCGCTGGTCGGCGCCTGGACCCCTGCCAGCGGCAAGGTGCGTCTTGACGGCGCCAGCTACGAGCAATGGGACCGTGAGGAACTCGGCCGGCACATCGGCTATCTTCCGCAAGGAGTCGAGCTCTTCGACGGGACCATCGCCGAGAACATATCGCGTTTCGAAAACAGTCCCGACCCGACGGCCATCGTCAAGGCGGCGCAGGCCGCGGGAGTTCACGATCTCATCGTGAGGTTCGAACAGGGGTATGAGACGCGCATCGGCGAGGCCGGCTCCGCTTTGTCCGCCGGACAGCGCCAGCGTATCGGTCTTGCCCGGGCGCTCTATAATGATCCCTTCCTCGTCGTTCTGGACGAACCCAACGCCAATCTCGATGCGGACGGTGAGAAAGCGGTGATCGACGCAATTCTGTCGGTGAGGAACCGGGAAGGCATCGCGGTCGTGGTGGCCCATCGGCCGAGCGCCATCGGGGCGGCAGACCTCGTCCTTGTCGTCGACAGCGGCCAGGTCAAGGCATTCGGCCCAAGGGACGAGGTCCTCTCCCAGGTTCTGAAGCTGCCGCCTCGCCAGAACGGCGACGCAACCCCTGCGGCAGCCCGTTCCTTTTCCGTTTCCGGGCGGACTCTTGCGCCACTCAAGGTGGTTGCGAACACCGGCACCGAACCAACGATAGCCGAAGCGGGCGATACGGAGAACGCCGATGTCAAGCACTGAAGCTGAGGCCGTTACCCGGTCCATCCGCCGGCACCTCGCGATCGGCATGGCCGTCGGCCTGGCACTAATAGGAGCTGCCGGCGCCTGGGCAACGACCACGCAATTGGCCGGGGCCGTGGTTGCGTCGGGAAATTTCGTCGTCGACTCCCATGTCAAGAAGGTCCAGCACCCGACCGGCGGCGTCATCGGTGAGATCCTGGTGGAGGAAGGCGACTGGGTAAAAGCGGGCCAGGTGCTGATGCGTCTCGATCCGACACAGACCAAGGCGAATCTCCGCATCGTGACGAAGCGCCTGGATGAACTCATGGCACGCCTCGCGCGTCTGGAGGCGGAAAGGGACGACCGCGGCGAGCTGGAATTTCCCACGGAACTCAAAGTCCGCGCGAAGGAAAGGGCCGTCGCCTCCGCCATCAATGGTGAGAGCAAGCTCTTCGAATACCGCAGACGGTCGCGGGAGGGGCGCAGATCGCAGCTGCTCGAACGTATCGTCCAGCTCCAGCATGAAATCGCCGGCCTCGATGCCCAGCAGCAGGCTTACGACCGGGGCCTTTCGATACTCGATGCCGAAATCGCGTCTCTTCGGAGCCTGCATGAGAGAGGTATCGTGTCGGTGCAGCGATTGAACGAACTGGAAACGAGGGCGGCAACCTTTGAGGGCCTTCGAGGCGAAAAAATCGCTCAACAGGCCCAGGCGGCTGGCAGGATTGCCGAGACAAGATTGCAGATCCTTCAGATCGACGAGGATCTCAAGACAGAGGTCGGCCGCGAGCTGCGGGAGGTGCAGGCGCAGCTCGGCGAATTCACCGAACGCAAGATCGCCGCCGAGGATCAGCTGAGACGCATCGATATGCTCGCCCCGCAGGGCGGCATTGTGCATCAGCTCAACGTCCATACTGTTGGAGGCGTGATATCGCCGGCCGACGTCGTCATGTCCATCGTCCCCGACAGCGACAGGCTGGCGATCGAAGCCCGCATACGGCCACAGGACATCGACCAGATCCAGCTCGGCCAGGACGTGGTGCTGCGGCTATCGGCTTTCAATCAGCGAACCACGCCCGAGCTCGGCGGCTCCGTATCCCGGATCGCCGCCGATCTTACGGAAGATCCCCGAAGCGGCCTCTCCTATTACGTCGTGCGCGTTGCCGTACCCGGAGCGGAATTGGCCCGGTTGGGCTCCCTTGAGCCGCTCCCGGGCATGCCGGCTGAAGCCTTCATACAAACGGGCCAAAGAACGGCGCTTTCCTATCTGATCAAGCCCCTGTCGGACCAGATCAGCCGCGCATTTCGGGAAGAATAGAAGCCGGAAAGAACGCAGCCGCTTTTAGGGATAGCGGATGGGCGCGATAAAGCCGAGTTCGAGCAGCTGCCTGGAACCCGAGAATCGCGTCGAGCATGCATCGGAAAAGTCGAATTCACCCGTCTCCTGAAGACCCTCCAGCATCTTGCGGTAGACGGCCGCAGCGTCGAAGTACTGCCCGTCGGCGACTGCCTGCTCGATCTTCTCTTTGTAGTCGGAGAAGAACTTGAAATGCAGCAGCACGCCGGAGACGGCGGGGAAATTCCTTTCGCAGGGCAAGGGCTGGTGAATGCTGACGCCCAGGCTGCATTCCTTGTCCCAGAAGATGACAGGATATTTGATGAGTTCGAGCAGATGGGCGAATTTGCGCTTGCGCGGGCCGCCCGTGATGCTGATCGCCCGCTTCGTATAGCTGATCTCGTATCCGGAGCCGTCGAAATGATCGGCGATTTCCCACGGCATGCGGCCGTCGTCGCTGTCGAGCGTGGCAGCCCCGAGCCGTCCGGTCGGATACATGTCGAGCATGGGGGCTGCGAGGCGCTTTTCCCCTCTGCTCTCCAATGCCTGCAGAAGCGCACCGAGCGGCCGGTTCTCGCAGTCCTCGTAAATCAGGAACTCGTCGGAATCGACATTGAGATACCACCGGTCCCAGCCATAGCGCTCGAAGAGAGCCTCGCGCCATTCACGCCCCCTGCGGGCATCGCGATACCGCACCGGCGAACTCCAAAGGTCCACATCGGCCTGCGCAAGCAGATAGTCCCGCGTCCCGTCCGACGATACGTCGTCGACGCAGATGAAGCGGGTAACGCCGAGCCCTCTGTAGTGCGCCAGAAACGACGGCATCAACTTGCGATCGTTATGCGTATTGAACACGACGGGAATGTCGCCTTTGCCGAGAGGCCTCTGGCCGCCCTCGGTCAGGCATGACATTTCGATCGGTCGCCTCCGCTTGCGAACACGCGCCGTGAGCTTGTAGGTCTCGTACCGGGTAAGCACGCGATCGAATATCCCTCTCCGATCCCGCTCATTCTCAGCTTGGCGAGAAGGATAGTGAAGATCTTTCAAGGTTCGCTCCGATCGGCCGCTGCAGGAGGATGCGTTTATCGGCATCGCCACGGGAATTCAACTCCGCCGCAACTCGAGGCGCTTGCCGCCGCAAGACTTCGGGCCAATGCGCTAGAACGCAAACGGATACCGCGGTCGCAGGCTCCGGGTCCCCAACTTGACGAAGTTCTTGAGTTTTCCCGGAATATGTTCGCGCCGGTCATAGGCCTCCAGGAGGTTCGCAGATCTGCGATCCTCGTGGAAGCGGGCGATCCACTCTTCCGTCAGATCGTCGCGCTGGACTGCCATTGATGTCTGCAGCTGCGCCGGTAGCGGCACCTGCAAGTGCTCCGCCAAGTGGCTGACGAATGGAATCGGATCGGCGGCGAGCTCCTCGTAGACGAATTCGGCAAATTCAACGCCGGTGAGTTCCAGATAGCTTTGCCAAAAGGCATAGCTGTCGCGAATGTAGAAAAAGCATCGGGCGATCTGCTCGAAGTCGTATTGGGGATTGGCCCTTCCCTCGACGTGAGCGGCAAAACTACGTGTTTGCCTCGCCCGCGCATAGGATATCGCCTGCCTCAGCGTATCCCTGCGCCGCAGGAATACGAGCGCAACGTCATGCATGGCGAGGCAATGCTGAATGAAATCCCTTCCATAGACCTCATGCGTCACGAAAAGCTGGTTCGGGAATATCTTCGAGCCGAAGACGCCGTTCGGCGTAGAGCACTTCCTGAGGAGTTCCTGAAAGAATGCGTCCCATGACAAGGCGCCGGTATCCAGCCGATGGATCTTGGGCGAGAGCCACTCGCTCGAGCGCCCCATATTACCGGCGCCATTGACGAGCGAACCCAGCCAGTTCGACCCGCTTCTCGCCTCCGTCAGGAGCAGATAACCTCGCATGAACTCTCCGTCCGAACTCGCTTCGAAGTCCCAGCCAGGCGGTCGTTAGAGATGAATATTGGCTTTTTTAGCACAAGCTGATGATCCGACGGTTCGAGACCATCCGAGAAAGCCGCCTTAGATTGGCTTGACAAATTCATTGGACGAATACACATGCGTGTGTATTGTCGTATCAGATGAAGAGCGGCGACATTATTGCAGCATTGCAGAAGGACGGATGGTACGAGGTTGCGACCAAGGGCAGCCACGTTCAATTCAAACATCCGAAAAAGCACGGCCGGGTTACCGTTCCTCACCCGAAGAGGGATCTACCAATCGGTACCCTCAGGAGCATTGAAAAGCAGTCCGGTTTGAAATTGAGGTAAGGCCATGCGCAACTATATCGGATTGATCCACAAGGACGCCGAGAGCGATTACGGCGTTTCCTTTCCTGATTTTTCCGGCGTCGTGACCGCCGGTGCCGACCTCGACGACGCGCGCGCTATGGCAGAGGAAGCCTTGGCCTTGCATATTGAAGGGCTGGTAGAGGACGGCGAGGCCATCCCGGAGCCCTCCTCCCTTGAGGTTGTCATGTCCGACGCCGAGAACAGGGATTGCGTCGCTATTCTCGTCGCGGTGAAAACCGAGGCAAAAAGAGCCATTCGAGTGAACGTTACGCTTCCCGAAGGTGTCCTGAAGCAGATAGATGCCTTCGCCGAAGCCCACGGCCTTACGCGGTCTGGATTTCTTGCTCGTGCTGCAACGCACGAGATCGAACGGGCAAATGACGGCCACGACGCCTATGCGGAATCCCGCTTGTCGGCTTTGGGCACTTCCAGCAAAAATGTGTAACGCTTTTCCATGCGGAAGCGCGTACTTTCAAAAGCTTGGAACGAGTGTCCATGCCTTAAGCAAGGCATTGGTATCCGGCAAGCAATGAACGGATCTTTGAGAAGAAGAGAAGAATGGTGGGTGATCACGGGCTCGAACCGTGGACCCGCTGATTAAGAGTAATCTATTTTTAGCTGAACAGCCTACAAATCAAGTAAAGCGGTTTCCAATGCCGTGCGATAACTACACCTGAAAACGCGGAACGTTTCGTGAATTGGAAACCGCAAATTAGGTGTTCTTTGGCTGTCTGCAACAGGAATTTCGAATACAGCCGCGTCGCGGCCTGATGCCCTCAGATGACCACACGGTCTACTCGCTACGGCATAATTTCCAGACAGGATCGAGAAGGCCGGCTGCTCCGACCGCATGCAGCCCGACCTCATGGGACACGAATTCGGCCGTCCGCGATACGGGTCTCAGAAATTTCTACCAAGCATTCCAGTCAGTTCGGGAATACGCCGGACTCCTCCAATCCCCGCAGTAGTTGCTGGTACGTCAGCGGTCGGTCTCGCATCAGTTCAAGCAACTTCAACGCGGCAGCGACGCCCTCGGGACTTTGCGGGTCCCGTTCGTGCAACGTGCACCAATCGTGCAACACGTCGCGCATGATTACGATGTCTTCTGGTCTGTAACTGCCCTGAAACATCGCCGTGCCTCTTCCCCTCAGACCAATATTGATTCCAAAAAATGCGGGAGTTCGCAACAGCTTCACGGACCTCTGTACGCCATCGAACGCGCCCTCAGGCCGCGATTATGAGCACCTAGGGGGAACCGAGCGGGACCCTAGGCGTTCCCGACCATAGAGACGGAAAATTCTCATGGACAATCAAAGATATAACCTGAAGCGTGAACCGGATGGGACCTGGACGGTCTTCGACGTCTTCTCGGGGGAACCAGCGGTCTTAGGCCCCGACAGGCTCTCCTCGCAGCTCAGCCCTGAGGAGGCCCATGAGGTCGTGGGTCTGCTCAACCTTTTGGATGCCCTTAGGCGGGACATCTTGGAGCCCCCTCCGACGATCCATTAGGGGGTCTCTGCGCGTTCTCGATATGCTGATATCTCGTGGATGCCCTCGCCGAGGTGCCGTGAAGTGGCTTCGGCGAAAGCACTAAGTGGCACTCAGACGCTGGCGGCAAGACGGCCAATTCGGGAATTATTTCGGGACTCAGTGACTCGGATTTGCATTTGCCGTTCTCGGCCAATGCACACGGTCGTGACAGCATTTTACTGGACTTCAGGTTGTATTTTTGCTTGAAAGCAATCCGACAACAGGAGACCTGAATGACAGACTCGGAAATGCGCGCCACCGTCCAAGCCACCTTCATGATGCTCCAGAAGTTGATAGTCGAAGTTGCCGCAGCGAAAGGAGATGAAGGTTCTGCTTGGATCGACGCCTTCCGTGATGACCTGACCTCAGAAATGAAGAAGGTCGAGGAACTACAGAAACGCCGTGCAGATACTGAGCGCGCCGCAACATCACGGATGCTGATCGAGGGCGTAGCAATGATGGCGAAGCGCGAGCTTGAGAAGCAACGCTCTTCTCCGATCAGCTAGGCAGACTCAACTAACGAACTCCGCCGGTCTTGGTGCCGCTTTGCGAATTGCCCGCGCCGGGACCGCCCTGTGAAACGCCACCCCCATGGGAGCTACCCGGGTTCGTCGGATCTGGGCCGTTGCCCCAGCCGTTGTTGCCTTTAACTTTTCCGCCGCCCCCGCCGCCGCCAGACTTGGCGATTGCATTCGACGTTAGGCTGGTTGAGAGCAGCATTGTTACGGCCGGAGGTGTTACAATCGCAAAACGACCACAACTTTTCAGAAATTCACGCCGATCATCGTCGCTCTTTGACGGCACTTCATTTGGCATTTCGGGCATGAACGCCTCCCTCCACTTATCAATGAGACTCGTGGAGTTTGCCATCACAGGTTGGCGCTGGATATATACGGTTTTATATAGGACTGCGTAGAGGAACGGAGGCCCGCCTCGCTAACGGAGCGCAAACACGGTCGCGTCGTCTGCCCGTTCTCTGATCCCTTTGAATGACGCGTGCCGTAGCTTTCCATCGTCGGTCCAGGCGCGATATTCAACTTCTGCGACGAGCACCGGCTCGGTGAAGACGGCATTCTTCCGCCGCAGGTTCACTGCCGGTTTTTTCGTAACGATCGATGCGAGGACGTTGCGCAGCTCGCGTGATAGATCGTGCGACCAGCCCGTGCCGCAGCCGCCGACGTAGACCAGATCGTCATTCTTGCGAGCGGCCAGCAGCAGCCGACCGAGATGACCAGGCACGGTCGAAGGCTCGAAGCCGACGATCACGAAGCTATCCCGGCGCTTGCAGGTGATCTTCTGCCACCACTCGCCGCGGCCTGAGCGATAGGGCTTCTCGACGTGCTTGGCGATGATGCCTTCAAGGCCGTGCGCGCAGGCGACGCGAAAGAACTCGTCACCATCCGCCTGCACTTCTTCCGACAGCCGGATGGACCTTTCCCGGCCGGCGACGAGCGGCTCGAGCAATCGCCGGCGTTCGCGCAGTGACAGACGGCGAAGGTCGCGGCCGTCGAGGTACAGAAGGTCGAAGGCATAGAAGACGATGGCACCGGCCTCGACCGCCGAAGGAAGTCGCCCGAGCGCCCGCTGCAACATGCCGAAGTCGGAGCGGCCCTGATCATCCAGAACGACCGCCTCCCCGTCGAGGATCGCCGTTTTCACGGCCAGGCGCCGTGCGTCGTCAACGATAGTCGGAAAGCGATCGGTCCAATCGTAGCCGCCGCGTGTGAGCACGCTCACCCGGCCAGGCTCAATGTGCACGGCCAGCCGGTAGCCGTCCCACTTCACTTCGTAGGCCCAGTCCGGCCCCTTCGGAGGCTTGTTGACGAGCGTCGCCAAGTAGGGGTCAACCCGCGCGGGCATCGGATCAATAGGAGGGAGATCACGCGGCTTCTTTGAGGATGCTCTGGCCATAGGCCATTAACGCACAGGCCCGCGAAAAGCCGAATTGACTCTTTCGGCTGAGAGAACATATTAGGAACAAATGCAAATGGACGGGTACTCAAATGAGCGACGAAGCCGGATCGAGCGCGCGCAAGGACACCGTGATGTATGAGCACTGGTGCGAGCATCCCGGCTGCAAGAAGTGGGGCAGTCTCGGCTTTGCCTTGGGGAAAGAGGAGCCACGATGGTTCTGCGCGGAGCATCAGCCCGAATGGAAGTTGAAGCATGCCTAGAGACGGAGCCTGGTGGCTTTCGGAGCTTCTCGCCTGGACGAGGATCCGCATCAAATGCGAGTGCGGCGTAAGGAAGCAATACGACGCACGACAGCTTTTCGATCGCATAGGTGACCGGAGCATGCCGGGGCTGCTCTCCGAATTCTCCAAGGCGCTCGGTTGCCCCAAGAGCGGCAACATCCAGCGCGATCGTTGCAGGCTCACATATGACATGCCGTCGGGAGAGCCGCCCGTCTCTCGAAGGAGCCGGCTGGTGATGCGGCCCCAGCCGGCGCTCCAGAAGAGATTACTTTCGCGAACCTTCCCGAATGGTGCGACGTCCTGTGCAAGTGCCGGAGCTGCGGCCGCATCGATCGACTAAATCGGCGCGCTCTGGCCGCGCGCTTCGGCAAAAGACAAAGCATCCTTCAGTTGGCGCCAAGAATGCGATGTAAGAGGTGCGAGAACCGAGACGGTAACACGATCTTCATAGGAAAGCCCCGGCAATAAGCCATCGCGCAGGCTTCACTTACTCTGAAGATAGTCCATGACCTTCTTTCGGTCCGGCCCCGCCTCGCGGATCGCCTCTAGCGCTTTTTGCCGAGTCACCTTCGCCTCTTTCATCAAGTAGGCGACCTCGTGTTCCTGTACGGACACCAGCTCGCTGTCGCGGCCTTTCTTCTTTGGATTGTCTGCCATGTGGTTCCTCCATGATGAACCATGAAGGATAGGACCCGACCGGCCGCTGGCAAGGCGGGAACCTCATGCCCGGTGACGTGTTCACCTGCCGAGGGAGTCTACAAAGAGAATTATGATATGCACTCGCTCGATCTGGCCGGTATCTTAATACTACTTATTGTCATTGCACTGTTCGCCTTAGCATGGATCGCGCTTTGAGACGCAGCCCTCACTTCGCCAGCGCCAGCCGGCTCAGTTTTCTTTGGAACCATCCGCTAGGCCCGCGGTTAGAGGGCACCGCTGACTAAGGCGGGCTGCTGATGAAAGATTAGCGTGACGTTCTCCAGAACTGCTAGGCAGCGCCTTTCTAGCTTCGGGGTGCTGCCGTTTTTTTCTAATTTGACTTCTTCATTTAGTTTTCGGGAACCAACCACGGTGAGTTTGGCTGACACAAACAGAGCTGCAGGGGAGGAGGACCGCTGCAGCTCCGGACGCGACGTGGTCATTTATGTAGATGGCTCATTGCCCTGTTCCATCCAAGGGAACCGCTTCGAACGTCGCTTGCCCATATTTTACTCTCACCGGAAGCGGAATCAAAGCGAAAGCGGGGGCTTTATAGGACTTTAGTCTGGTTCATCAATGACAAACGTCTTAGGCGCACCGCCGCGCGAAACCTTTCAACCATGTCGAGAGTTACTACGTCCGAGCGTCGGCCTCGTCGAGCTCCAAGTGAGTGGCGCCTCAGGGCTGCATAGTTCGTCCCTTCTGGGCAGCCCTGAGGCAGCACCGCCACAGCGCATGGGAATTGGTCGATGCAAGACAGAGACGAATACGGCCTACCGGGGCAAAATGCATCACTCGACGGGACCACTCGATCAGACACACCAAAGATAGGGGTTGCGGAGCGGCGGAAGCTGGTGGGCGTTCACCGCGAACCCGATCCAAGACGCCTGAAGGCGCTGGAATATCTCGGCAGAAGGTTGTTGTAACATCGTTGAAAGTGCCAATTCACCTCAAGCAACCGCTCGCAACGTCATCAGCGCTTCTTCAAGTCGGGAAATGGATCTCGCCCCAACGCCTTGGCAATCTTCCGCCAGTCATGTCCGCCCATCCCGGGTATTCGCAGCAATTCGGCAGTCGGCAGATGTTGCATATCTCCGACCACCTCATACCCGATCATGTTTAACTCCCGGAGAAGCCAAGGCCTGAGTTTCAAGTCTGCCAGTTTCGTGTCCATGCGAACAAAAAAGCAGACCGAAGCGCATCGCGCAATTGCATGATTATGCAAATCAGCGCCGCAGTTGAGCGCCGTCGCGCTGGCTGGCCTCGATCCTCTGAAGGATTTCTCGCATCACACGTGTATCGATGGAAAGGCTGTTTAGCGTGTTCTCGACGGCCTTCATTGACGTCGCCGCTTCGGCCGCCTGTTTCTCCACCGCCGAGATCCGGAGCTCATGATTGTCGATCTGCCGGAGGGAGACTTCGGCAGCCGTCAGGCGCTTGTCGAGGCGATCGATGGAGTTAGCCTGCGAATCCTGGTTGGCGTTCACCCTCTCCCAGGTTGCGCCCCACGCTATGAGGCCGCCGGCAAAGCCGAACAGGATCACGAATGTGTTGAGGTTGAATTCAAACCTCCATTTCGGAGTTGCGACCATCTTTTCGGTTTCCTGTGTTTCAGACAATCCCCTGCCCTCGTAGTGTGATGCGATTTACTGCTGCGCTTCGCCGTGGCGGGCGCATTCCGCTTTCGTCCAGACAGCCGCGGCACAGATGCCAACGACGGTCCGATCTATCTTCCGCTGGTCCGCCGGCGTCGCGCCGCGCGCGCCGATCAGATCAGTGCCCACCACCCGGCGAAGACCGTCGGCACTTGCCGGCGCCGAAGTCCCACATCCCTGGAGGGCAAAGGTCAAAGCGAGAGCGGACATCGTCCGCAGTGCGGCCAGCTTCATTGTTCTGCCTTTCAATTGAGGTTCTGACGTCGTCGCCGCCCTGCCGGTAGATCCAAGCAACGATGGCGGCAACGATGGCGAGAGCGGTGGCGGCCGCGATGAGGCGAGGAGTGGTAAACATTCACGCCATCCCCTCGACCTGCTTCGCCACCGCCTTACGGTCGGCGTTCTTCCGCCAGTAGAGAAAGCCGGCAATGCCCCCGAATGCGACGAGGATCAGGAGGAGGTTCTGCCACGGTATGCCGCCGATCGCGGTGAGCAGCGAAGCGCCGCCGCCGATGACTGACGGCGTGATCACCTCTTTCGACTTCCACCACGGCGCATCGAGGCTGGGCGGCGTGACAGGAACCGGGACCGGCTTCTCCTCGGTCACCGGCGCGGCTTTGACCTCCGGCCGTGCCGCTTCGCCCGGGGTGAGAGCCACAAGCGCCGTATGCATCGCAGCACGGGTTTTCGGTCCGACATCGCCGTCGACCTGCAGCCGCTGGTCGGCCTGAAACTGAAGGACGTTGTCGGCGCGGTAGCCGAGCAGCACGAGCGAGATGCGGGCGAGCCGGTCGAAGCGATCGGAGAGGCCGTTCTTTCCACCGTTGATCTTCTTCGTAATGGTCTCGGCGTCGCCCTCGTCGGCCCAGCGGTTAAGGTCGCGGGTGTGCCAATAGAACAGAGGCACCAGGCCTTCCCAAGGATCGGTGTTGACCGCATCCGGATTCTTGAGGAAGTCGGGGCAGTCGAGACCGGCCGCGCGGCACCAATTGCGGAACTGGCGGTAGTTGTCCTTGCCGGTGAGCTGCATGCCGGTTCGGCCGCGGTATAGATATCCGTCGCCGTCCCTCTCAGGCGTGTTGCCGAGATCGGTGCGCGTGTCGTAGCGCTGCTGCGCAGGCGTCGGGCCCCAGATCTCGCGATCATAGCGGAAGTCTCCGCTTTCATGCATGAGCTGGGCGAAATACTGGGCGAGACGGTGCGGCCGATCCATGCCGAACCGGTCTCCGTACTTATTCAGCGCCACGAGCACGGACGCGAGGTTGCTCTCGTTCACCCCGCCCTTTGCGGCAGCGCGAACGTGCTGAGCGGTGATGGCGCTCATTGAAGTCTCCTGGTTGTCGTTGGGGATTATTCGGCGGCTGGTTTGTGGTGGCCGGCAGTGTTCGGGCTTAGACTGATATTGGTCGTCTCGTCCTGGCAGGCGGCCGGAGGCTCGTCACCGGCCCGCGGCCCTTGACGGGCCTCGCCTTTGACCCACGTCAATGGAAATGGGACTTGAACATGGACGATAGCGAAGCGAAAAGCGCCGGCCCAAACGAGCCGACTTCCGACCTCTCAGAGATCGCGGTACGGTGCGCCGCTTCGAATCTTTTGGACGTTGCGGCACAGCTTGCCGGCCTCGCTGAGGATCTCAAGGCCCTGAACGGAAGACCGATTGAGCCCATTTCGGTTATGGTCGAAACCGAAAGATCAGGCTGAAGCAAGCCCTTCCTGGATGAATGTGTGGCTGTGGCTTCAGCTCCAGGACGCAGGCGATACCCTCTTCCTCCCCGTAAGGACGAGCCCGTTAAGCCTGTTAGCTGAATGGTTGGAGGACCTGATCTGTGGTTTTCTTCTGTTAGGAGCCGCCTCATTTACGGCGGCCAGAGGCTCGTTGCTAACCGGCGGCGGGTCGACGAGCCTCGCCCAAAATACTCCTGGTGGGTGCGTACAGCTGACCCGTGGTCCTCGGCCGGATCGCGGGTCTTTTGTGTTTTGGAAAGCAAAAGCCCCTTCTCTTCTCATCCCCCGAACATGAGTTCGAGGGCGACGGGAAGAGTTTCCCGAGCCATGTTTCACCTTACTGTTTGGGTGGAAGTTCCTGCGTAGATGAATTGTCGAGCAGGATCGCCGCGCCGGGAGGCACGGTCTTATCCATCTGATTTTCCTTTTGGGTTGGGAGAGTTTAGACCCCGCACAGCGGGATCATTGTGGAACTTATTCCTAGCGGGCCCGTTCAGACCGTTTAGCTCGACGAAAAATGCAAGCGTTCGCTATGGATGTGAGAAAGGCAGGAATGGCCCGGTTGTTTTTGGCAGCCCCAGATCTGCGTGCTTGCGCGTGGATGATGAACAGCCCCGCATTTCTGAAGCTCTGCGTGGAGTACGAGCATGCGTGTCTGCGGCGCGACGTCCTTCGCTGCTCAGCCGAGAAAGACGACGAGGCCCTGCTTAGATCCGAGACGGAGTGCAAGAGCCTGGAAGCTGCTGCAATTGCTTACATTCGAGAGCAGCGGCAATTCTCCGGACTTCGTTGAAAACGAGGTCCTCAGGGAAGCAGCGCGACGACAAGCGACGCGACAAAAGTAACGGCGGCGAAAGTTGCTATCCATTCTATGACCTTGACGCGTACGGCAATGCGCATCGCCTTTCCTCCTTTGCTGCGTCCCTACCAGCAAACGCTCGGCAATGCCGGAATGTTGCGTCACGGCCACTCAAACGCCGGCAGCTCGGCCATGAACCCTTCCACGCTCGGCTGCGCTCGCTCCCCAGCCGTCACCTTCGCCAGCTCGGCCGTGGAATAGGTCCACACCGCTGAGCGCCAGGCGAAGAGCGCCTCACCCTCGGCCGCGAACTGCGGGTTCGGATCGCCGCGATAGGTGATGGCGGTCTGGATGCCGTCATATTGCCGCTCACGCGCCTTGGCATCGAGATGCGCCTGGATGGCGGCCGAGTATTGCGCTTGGAGTCCTGCACGCGCCTCTGCCGCCTTCTGCTCGGCCGTGACGACCTTGGACAAATCAACCGTCCACACTGGCGGTCTCCTCTTCAATTTCGATGGGATCGGCCGCGGGCGCCGGATCGGCCGGCAGGGCAACGAGCCCATCAGGCGGGTCGATGAGTGGCGAAGGAAATGCGACGGCCTGAGAAGGGCCGGGGCCATGCGGAAGGATGAGCGTGAGGTGCAGCTTCCCGCCGACGCGCTCGATCGGACCGGCGATCCATTCGCAAGGCACGTCACCTGCGGGGATGGTAGCGCCGTCCGGCAAGGAGCTGAAATCGAAAGGAGCGCCATTGATTGTGAGAATATCGCCGGCTTTCGAGACCTCGATCGCGTCGTCGCGCCGCTGCGGAGAGAGATTGATACGCATTAGAACCACCTGCCGATCGCACCAAATCTGATAGTGTCACTTGCCCTCGATGACGCCGAATAGGCTGCTCCTACCCATGAGCCGAAAGCCGTTCTAGCGTTCACCCAGCCGTTAATTGTTGTATGTATGTGCCCGAATCCTACGGGCTGAATACCTGTGAAAAGGACCGGCATGGCGGCGGACACCGCGTTAGAGTAGAAAAGGTTACCGGTCACCTGGTTCATCGACACGGTTATTTCCGGTGACGTGCAAATCATGGTGCCGTCGGCAAATTTGACGTACTCCCCATTGGCGTTGCTGCCCCGTTCAATGACGGCCCCCGCAGGAAAGCCCGCGGAGTTTGATACGGTCCCAACAACCGGTAGCTCAACAATCGTCCAGTCCGTCCAGCTTGTGCCGCCGTTGACGGTGTTCCTCCTGAAGACCTGGTTGTTGTCCCGGTAGAAATACTGAAACACGGCATTGGTGCTTCGCTGGAGAACCACGAGCGTCCCTGTCGTCGCTGCCGAGGCGGCTCCGGCATAGGTGTTGGCCCAGTTTCCGGACAGGGTATAAACGCCGGCAATGGTAATGGTGTTTAGATCGCCATCGATCAGGCCAACATCGCTGTTAGCAGGGGATCGAACGGAGCCACCCCATACAGGACCAAGCTTCAGCAGTGCGTCGAGCACACCCGTCGACGAAAGCAGGTCGCGCCCCTTCGCCTTGATATCCGCAAGCGTGGCCGAATTCGCTCCGGTGAAGTAGGCGAGCTTATCAGCGGCCGGCGTAAGACCGGCCAGCGCCGTGAGCGCTGCATTGTCGAGCCGCTGGATATAGGTCGAGAGTGCCTGGGCGTTGACGGTCTGCTGCTGCAGATAGGCCGTGTCGCGGATGATCCAGTAGCCCTGCCCGGCCGACGTGGTACCGCGCCAGGGCTTGGCTAGCGTCAGTTGCGTGTTGCTGTCGACGGAAAGGATCGGGACCGGGTTGCCGTTGCTGCTGTCGAGGCCGAAGAGCCCGCCGACAATCAGTGCCGTGGCCCAGGCAGTCCCGGTGCCAGTCACCACGGCGCTGCCGGCGGTCACGGAAACCGTGCCCGTTACATAGGGTGTGGTCATGTCAGATTTTCCTAAGCTGGGATGCCGAGAATGTAGTAGCGGATGCCGAGCACGTTATCGGCGCCGTCCGTGCGCCACGTGCCGGGGTCGTCTGCATCGTTGTAGTAATCGCCGGGCTGGCCGCGATTGGTGACAAACGTTGCGCTTGTCTGTGTGAGCCGGGAATGCGAGCTATCACCGCACTCAAAATTGCTGTTGCTCGAATAGACGCGTTGGCGCACCGATGGGAGCTTGATAGCTTCTTGCCAGCTCCCAAAATTCTGTTCTGAGCCGCCACCGTGCTTGGTCATATATTTGACCATCGGAAACATTCCGGCCGCGTCGAAATTGATCACCGTTTCGAGCGGGCTTCCTACCGCTACATTGAAATAACCCTCCGCGATGATCTGAACGCACGGCCACCGGGTATCTATGACGATATCGGCCCATGACGGTGGGTTGGCTGAGCCTGGACGCAAGAACTGCACGACGTCCTGACCGCCCTCGGTGAACTCCCGAAGCACGCGGTTGCTGCCGCTTGTCGGACTATCCCCCGCATCGAGGTAGAGCATAAATCGGGCACGCATTGCCCCGGACGCGTTGAAATAGATACGTGAACCGCTGAACCAATAGTCAGCCCCTACGCCGTCCCCCAAGTTGGGCGTCCACGGATAGTAGATTGTTGATCCCGTGTAGAAGTGAACGTCGAGAGCGATGGTGTTGGGCAAGGTGATGCCCGTTTCATAGAACGACTCTCCCGCAGGGATCGCGATGTCTGCAGCCGCGATAACCTTGACTGGAACGCGTCGGCTGTCGAAAGCGACTTGCCACTCGGTCGCGGTTTCTGCGTTGTAGCCCGGCTTAGCAATTACCATCTTGTCCGAGCGAATGATGATGTTCTTTGCGCCGTTCGGCGCCAGTGTGGGCGCCTCGAGCGAAGGATCCTCATTGCCGGGAAGGTTCCAGACAATCAGGCGTTTGTCTCTCGACTGAAAACGGTTGTAAGCGTCGTCAAGTGTGGACGTGGTGATGTGCGCAAAGGTCCCGTAGGTAAACGATCCATACTGACTGACGACGCCGCTGAAGTTCTTCACCCAAGGCTCTTGAGCCCAGTTGCCCATGAAGAAATAGCCGCCCTGATCGTTGTAGTATTTGCCGGAATACCGGCGCTGGATGCGTTGTTGATTGAACCGTCCCGTGTTCGTCCGCGTGGCCTTCACGTCGAATAGCGGCATATTGTATTTCATCTTCGGGAACGCGGAGTTCCTGAAGAACCACCACGCTTCCCCTCCGCCTTGACCGAGCGCTTTTTGATAGTTGCTAGAATTCGAGCCCGCGGGGAAATACTGGTATGTACTCCCACTGAAGCCCGAATTGATAACCTCGATGTGGGCGATCGAAGCATTGAGCGCATATTTCGAGTTGTAGAGGAACTTCGACCGCTGGCTGTCCGGCGTCGTGCGCGGATTGTCAGCGTCATTCTTCATGATTTTGACACAGCCGGCGCCGGTACTGTCGACGCCTATCATGGTGCGGACCATTGATTACTCCCGACCTCTATGCACAGGGGTTCTTGTGAAGACTCGACTCTTGGTTGATCCGATGGTTCTATTGCGTGAGTTCAACCGGAGCCAATTATGAAGAAGGTGCTGAAGCTAACCCCTACGGCGGACACGACAATTCACATCGAGGCGTCAGCGACTGGGTTCCCCGCCTCACCAGAGGGTTATGAGATTCGATGCGGAACGTGTGAAGGGACGATGCTCGAGGGCTATGATCCAGCCCTTAATCTATCAATCGAGATCGACACGTTGGTTTGCCAACACTGCGGCAACAATAACCTATTCGCTTCGGTATTCCCGCAGAGCTAAGGCACCATCGTCGAGGATCGTCACTTCAATATCCGGGCGATCGTCGCCGCGCGAGAAAATGATCTTTGGGCGCCCCTCCCGCGTATGCGCGGCCTTCAAGTAAAGCGGTTGACCCTTTGTCTTGCTTTCCAGGGATAACATGCTGCACTCCTTCTTAGCTAAAGATCTCGATCGTGCCGTTGTTGAGGTCGATCTTCATTTTGCCGTTCAGCGACTGAAGCAGTCCGGCGTTGACGGTGCCGATATTGGCAATTGCCAGCTTCAGTTCGCCGTTCTCGAAGACCATCGGGTAGTGGCGGCTGTTGCCTGACGTGACGAGGAACTGATCCGCCTGCACCGCCATGCGCGATTTCTGGACACCGCCTTCGGTGTAGAGCTCGATGAAGAAGCCAGAAACCTTGAAGCTTTGGCTCGTACCAGCGCGAAGCAGCACCGAAAAACGTGCATCGACACCGGTCGGCGCCGCGACGGCCTCGAACTTCACCAGACCCTGCGCGAAGCGCCCGTTGAAATCGGCACTCACCCCATTGATGCTGGTCGCAAGTGAACTGTCTCCATTGGCGCGCGCGGTCTCTTCCTGGATCAGGCGGGCAAGATTGCCGTCAACTTCCGCATCGAGGCTGGTAATGCTGCTGGAGAGCGCACTATCAGCGTTTGCCCGGGCGGTAGCTTCCGCCTGAATGGCCGCCGAATTGCTGCCCGTTTCCGCTGTGAGCTGGGTGATCTGGCTGCTCAGCGCGGAGTCTGCCGTCGCTCGCGTCGTCTCTTCGGTGATCAGCCGCGCGTTCGTGCCGCCGAGGCTCGCCTGCAGATATGTCAGCAGTTGCGCCGTCGCCTCGTTCTCGGAGACGCGCACCCGCCGCTCCTCTGTGATCTGGGCCAGCGCGTCACCTATGGAGGCAACGATCTGCTGGCGCTCTATCTGGCCGACGGCGCCTTCAAGCGAGAACGCATCCAGCAGCTCGACCAGACGCGGCCGGAAGAACTCGTCCATCTCCAGCTGCAGTTCCTTAAAGCGGTTAAGCGCATCGTCCTGCAGCTGCTGCAGGCCAGTCAGCAGCGTCTGCAAGCCGGTCGGCTGCGCCGTCGTCTTCCAAGGCGTATAGATGCGCAACCGGTCGGGCACGGTCGTGATCGTTGCCCGGGCGTTGTAGACCTTGCCGGAAACGACGTTCTTCGTGGTGCGGAACAGGCCGTCCTCGGGCGAGGTGCACTGATCCTCGAACAGCTCGGTAGTGCCCTCAATTTGATAGACGAAGCGCACGGCCGTGATCGTCGGATCGTCCGGCGGGGTCCAGGTGAAGACGAGCGCCGGCGTGTCGTAGCCCTGCGCGCCATTGATCATGCCGACGGCAACATTGAAGTTCTGCACCGTCGACAAGAGCGACGGGTTGATTGGTGGCGTCGGCGGGATGACGACAGGGCCCGGCTGGATGCCAGCGTCGTCATAGATCGCCGCGCTGGTCTCCGAAAGCACCAGCGTGATGCGCAGCCGATCGTCCGCCCGCCATTCGCTGATCAGCCAGCTCTTGCCGCGCCAGGTGATCCACTCGCCCTCCTGCACCGCCAGGCCGAAGCGACGGCTGACAGGAACTGTCGCCTTGCCGCCCATGCGGTTCTGCCGATAGCGGATGTTGAGCAGATACTGCGCAATGTCCGGATCGGTGACCTGCAGGAAGTCGATGCTCGTCTGCCGATTACGGCCGTCGGCGGCGATGTCCGCATTCACATAGACCGGCTTCAGGCTTTCCGGGTTCCACATCGATTCGATCGAGGTGAACTGGCCGGAAAGGTGATTAAAGCGCTCGAAAGCCGAAGGCCGGAACTGCACGTCCTTCGCCCGGTCGATAGGAATATCGGCCACGGTCAGGTCTTTGACCGGGATCTGCGGCGCGCCCGGGATGACGCCGGAAAGGCCGCGGCGGTTCAGCCCATAGCCGGCCATGGCGTCGTCGAACTGCTTCAGCACCTCCGTGTGATCGTCGTCGCCGCTGACGAAGACGGAACACTCATAGGTCTTCTTTCCGTTCGCCCGCAGCGTGTCGCAGACGTTCATCGCCACGAAATAGGTGGCGAGATCGATCTGACCCAGGCTCTTGCCCTCGCCGATCAGTGTCCGGCCGGAGACGAGCGCCCGAAGTCCCAGCTGGTAGTTCAGACGATGAACCGCCGGGTTCTTCGTGTGCACATGGGTCGAAGGATCGTTGAGGCGCTGCGGCCCGGAGCCGCCGGCAACCGTCGAGTCCTTGCGCGGATCGTATTCGCGAAGCCCGCGCAGCACGAATTCAAACTCCGGCCGGCCCTTCGAGCCGAAGAGCTTGTCGCTATAGATGCGCTCGACGACGACGTAGCAGATGCCGGCATTGACACTCGTGCTCTTCCACTTGTTGCCAAGGTCTGCCGAGACTTCGACCAGCTTCTGATCGACCTGCTGGCCTGGCCTGCCATCGTAAAAGCGGATCGTCAGGACCGGGTCGCCAGAACCGGTGACGAAGCCCTCGATATGATAGTTCGCAACCTCGTTACCTATGACCGGCCGGGATACCAGCGCTTTCTTCTCGCCATAGATGTAGACGTAGGGCTCCAGGCCGTCGCACCAGCCATTCGCGAGCACGAAGACCTCGGCATTCCATTTGTTGCCGCTGCCCCACTTGGCATAGAACGTGCGCTGCCCCTTTGTCTTGCCGACGCCATAGAGCGTGCTGACAGACACGTCGCCGCCAAACTGGATCTCGCCCTGGACGGCCGTGTATTTCCGCTTCTGCTGCTTCTGCTGGGTAAGCTTACCGATCGCCAGCTTGGCACCGAAGGCGAGCGCGCCACCGATGAAGCTGGCAGCGAGCGCAGAGCCGCCGAACAGCGCACCGGCGATCGCGGTCGCGATTGAAGTGAAGATTGCCATACTGGATTATCCGAGGTGGAAGGCTGCAATGACGTCGGCGAGGCCGTGATCGCTCCGGCCGCGTTCGGTCTTGGTCACGAAACGGGCGCCGAGGCAGACGCCAACATGCTCGGCGCCGTCGGCCAGGCGCAGTATGACGAGATCGCCGAGGCGCGCTTCCGCCCCGCCCTTCGGCTCCTGCCCGAGCTCGGCCGAGAAGAAGCTCACCAGCGACTTGTACCCGCGCCGGCGCAGCGCCCGCTGCGCACCGGCGAGCGTTCGATAGGCGCCGCGGAACTTCTCGGCGACCGCCGAGCCCGTCAGCGCGTCGATGAAGGCGCAGCCGAGCATGAAGCAATCGGCCGACCCATAGGCATAGGGTTTCGCAAGCTCACGCGTGAGCGTGGCTTCGATAATCCGGAAGCGGTTCATGATTTTGGCTCGCTGCTTGGAATAGCTTAAAACTTAGCGCTTAGGCTTATTTCGTTGAGAACACCCAACACCGCTCGCCCTGTGCGGATTTTTGATATGGATGGGAAGGATGACTGGGTCCTATTTAATTGTCCGGCGGCATCCATACGAAGAGCCGTATCACACAGAGTTGGAATTCGAGGCCTCGAACGGCCACTTTACCGGCAGCGCCCGATTTTACTGCAGCGTGGAAGACATTGGTTCAATCGGACGTGCCTTAGTACCGTTTCCCAACAATGCCAACGACACCTATGAATATGCTTATGGATCGGACGATCCTGAAGACAAGTTGCGCCAGTGTTTCTGCCTTAAGTTCTACACCGTCGGCAGCCTCGGCCACTGCGCGATTCAGTTCAAAGCAAACCTCAATTCAGCGGAGCCGGACGAAGGGCTGTGCACTTTCTCCATCAAGGCGGAACCCGCTGCCATCCGCAGATTGGGCTTGCTATTCTTAACTTTTGGGCGGCTGGAGCATCTCGAACTGCATTGGTCTCCAACCGGTAGTTGCGAGTTATATGAAGATCACCAGTAACCCCTCGAAATAGATCCCTGACCCGCTGAGTAGCTTTAGCGCGACACCTGTCCCCATTCCTCGGGGATGGTCGCATTTGTCGCCACGTGCTCCAGGCCCGTGTCGGTCGGATTGTTGTCGAACTGCTGCTCGGCCTGCGAGCGCTTGACCCCGGTAGAGCCCCGCGCCGATCGTCCGGGCGGCTGCAGGTCAATCATCATCGTCAACGTCCGCTCGGAGCCCGAGACCGCGCCTTCGTTGTAGCGGACCTGGTCGATCTCGTAGATTGATGAGGCGAGAATACCGAGGACCGCGTCCGTTTCGGGATCTCCCGCCAGATGGGAGATGATCACCGGAGCATTTTGATAGTTATATTGCTCAATCTGAGAGACTGCGTCCTCGGGGTTGCTGACTGGGATGTTTGAGAAGACGATAGTCCGCGTCGTCACGGCGACGCCCACGGCGCTGACCAGTTCGCCCGGCTCGAGAAACCGGTTCGGAAGATAGGTCAGACCGTTATAGTTGTAGGGCCTCCCACCACGATGGTAGCCGACGGTCTTGCCGGGTAAATCGAAGCGGATGAGGTCGAGCCGTGCAAGGCGGCCGGTCTCGAGCGCACTCTCGACAGCAGGATCCAGCACACTCATGAGAAAAACATCTCCGTAGCGGAAAAAGAGGCTTCGCGACCCGCCCACGATTTCGGTGCCGCCACACTGCCCGGATCAATACTCATGACACACGACGGCTTCTCGAGATGGACTGTCGCCGACGTAGAGAAATGCTGGGTGTCCAAACCAAACATGATCGAGAGCGTGACCACGCCGCTAGCGTTCGCCGTGGCGTTCTCGACGATCCGATGAAGGGATCGGATCAACACCGACTTCCGCAACTCGACATAGTCTCCGGATGATAGCTTGAAACCAGCCGGCAGACCTGAGACGACGATGGTTCTGCTGTTAGTAATGGACTGCAGAACCGCGCCGCCATTGAATGCCCCTCCCCCTGCTTTCGTGCCGGCGAGCGGCTTTCCGTTGTTGTGGGCGATCGGGCGCGGCCGGAACAGGTCGTATCCGAGAAATGGTGCACCTCGCGAACTCGACTTCATGACGAAGGCATCAAACAGTCCGTAAAAGGCTGGCGTCATCCAGTTCGTGGTGTATTGCGCCTTCCAAAAAGGCGTGCCGGCGGCCTGCTCTTCGGAACGCCGGCCCTCCATCATCGAAACGTCCGTCGGATTGATGGGATCAAACTGGCAGTCTCGCCAAGGCAGCGTCGGCAACAGAATCGGATCAGGCATGTTGGTTGCAATCCAGGGTAATCGCCGCAATATGCAGCGGTAGGGAATTAGGGAGCGGAATCAGTGCCCACAATCGATTTCAGCGGGACAACCCAGCAGGTTCTTCAGCTCTTGGCCGATGAACACAGCAAGCTGGTCAAGCAAGTATCGGACCTGGAATTCAGGGCGAATGCCCATCGCTTTATGTTTATGTTTGTTGCAAGCGCTTTATCGAACATCGATGAATCTCAGTACGAGGCGCTGATGGCCATGACAGAGAACGCCCGTAAATCGAACATCAACTCAGCGGAGAAATTCGCGAGTGATCCGAAATTGACACCCGAGCAGCGGTCCGGTGCACGACGTGCCTTCGAGGTAATGGCGCAGGAAATGGAGGAATTCCTCACATCAATGAGGAAGGCTAAGAGCGGCGAAAGCATCTTCACCGTGATCCAAGGCGGGAAATCCATCGAAGATTAGCGGTCTTCGCCGTTTTGGTAGATGTTTGCCTTCGCCGCGTCATACTGTTTTATGGTCTCGACGGAGACGCCTCGGCTCTCCGACCGAATGACGGGCCTGAACATCGGCCCCTCCTCAGCAATCACCCGAAGGATGATCGCGCGCGGCCCATTCTGGTTTAGCTGACCGCCCGATGGCGCCACGTTGCCATTAGCCGGTCGTTGAAGGCGATGGTTCGGAATGACCTCCTCGCCACCCTTGAAACGGACGAGCTCCGGCCCCTTTTCACCAACCCATGCGACGCCAGGACGAGCGGAGCTCGTTCCGTTCGCATACCCACGCAGCCCAGCCCATGGGTCCACCTTTGAGCCACCGCCGAAGAGCCAACTGAGGAGTCCTCCTCCGCCAGCCCCTGCCCCGCTGACCTGAAACACGGCATCGAGGACGTCGTTCAGCAGCTTGTCGGCGATGCGGTCAAGCACCCCCAAAGCCGCGTCGCCGAAAGACTCCCATACCGATTTGCCGTTCTCAATTCCCGCGAAGAAGTCATCAAAGAAGCCTCCGGTTACTTCTTTAGCAAAATCGAGCGCGATACCCATCTGCCGGGTCTCTTCCTCAATCGAGGCCATGATCTGCGCAAGGGACGACAGCTCGCTCTTCTGGGCGTCAGTAAGCGAGATACCACGCTGCTGGGCTTCATTCAGGAGCTGCGTCTCGTAGCGAAGAGCGGCCGCCGCCTGCTCCGTGAGCCCGATAGCATCACGCTCCGCCTCAAGCGCCGCGATCTGGCGCTCGGCGCCGGCCACGATGTCGGAATACTTCTCCTGCTCGCTCTTGCCGCCGGTCCGCTTCTTCGATTTCTCGTCGACTTCGGTCAGACTTGCGGCAAGCTCTTTGAGTTTGCTGGTCGCCGCCGAAGCACCTCGGGCAATGGCACCGCCGAAGTCTCCGAGATAATCGGCGCTGAGATCGGATGCTATCTGCCAGTTACGCTTGTCTGCCGCTTTCGCGAGCTCCTCGGCGTACTTGTTTGCGAACTGGAAGTCCTTGTCCAGCCCGAGGTCTCCAATTGTTCCCAGTTGCATCCCTTCCGGTAGCCACTGATTCGCTTTCGAAGCGAAACTGTCGATGAGACCGGCGCCACGCTGAACCATATCGGTCATGGATTTGATAACGGCGTTAGCGGCCCCGATTGCAGCTGCTCCGATTACATTAGGAAATTGATCCCAAAGGAACTTGATGTCGTGATAGGCGGCTACAAACGAACCGATTACAAAGTTGGCGCCTGTTTTGGCATCGGCAACGAGGTCGCGCCCAAAGATCTGCTGCATCTCATCGCGAAAAAGGATTGCAGCTGCGAGAACTGCACTGAAGCCAGCGATAACCCAGCCAACGGGTCCCATCGCAGCCAACCATGCTGCCGTGAAGCTGGCCGCAACCGTCCCAGCCGCGACTACGAGGCGCGACAAAACCGCGATAACATTCACGATGCCAACGACGATAGAAGGGGCGTAGATCAGCGCCAGGGCTGCGGCTGCGGCGATAGCGTAGGGTGCCACGGTTTTGAGAACATCCGCCAAGGCCATCAGCGCCGATTGCGCCAGCTTTGCCCAATCAACCATCTGCAGGCCAGCGGCCGCCAGCGCGATTATGCCGATCGTCAGGAGGCTAACGGGAGAGAGCACTGACAAGAAGGCTGCCCCCAAGCCCTGCACTGGTCTCTCCATAGAAGAGAGGACGGCGGCCAGTTGTGTGCCCTGCTGAAGAGCAATCTGCAGCGGGCCCATGCCCATCTGCGCACTGACAGCAATGTCTTGGAACTGAGCGGCTATGTTTCCAAGATTCCCGCGCGATGATGCGCGGTTCTGATTGGCCGCCCGGTTCATCATCTCGATCTGCTTCGACGCTGACGCCGCAGCGGCACCTTCTGTTGCATAAGCCTTGGCGGCGGCGGCCGCGGCTCCGGTCGCACCGCGATTAGCGCCCGACAGCCCATTTGCGGCTGCTTCCGCGCGCGCGGCCGCTCCCGTCAGCTGATTGAGAGCGTCGGTGCCCTTCTGAACGGAGCCACTTTCAACCTGGAGCCCGAGCGTGGCGACATCTACCATGGCTTTTCCTTTTCAAAGAACGTGCGCTATCGTCCTGCCGATTCAACCGGAGGACGACGATGCGCAAGATATTGGTTGCTTTGGGGTTGGTGTTGTGTGCCGCCCCGGCCAACGCTGACGCCAATACCCGTGCGGCTGCTCAGAAGGCATCCAAACAGATGATGGAAGATGCGTTCATTTACCTTGGTGCGGCATATCTTTGCCAAGACGCGTTGGGGACTTCCCACTATTATGCTGCGCGATCCGCTGTCGAACAGACCGCCATGCTTGGAGGCAAATCGCAGACCGACGCCGTTATCATTGCTGACGATTTCGACAAAAGAATACGGCGAGATCATCAAAAGAAAGCACCGGCGGAGAACGATCAGAAGTGCTTGGACAGCATCCTCGCGACACAGACCGCACTTCGCGTGTCTCAGGCCCGTTTCAAACAGGCTCGCGACGCCGACAAATGAAGGGGATCCGGGGATGCCAGCCGCCCTTAAGGGTGAGCTTGAGAACGCCGCGCGCGAGCATAACCGGTCATTGACTGCTGAAATCGTCTCCCGCTTGGAGGCGTCCTTACACCTCGACGAGGCCACCCCGATCAAGATGACGCGGAAGGAGCTATTCAACCTGGTCAAAGAGGTCGTTAAAATCACTGAAGAAGGCGGCTTAGTGACGGTCCCTGAAGAGCCCGGCCAATCCAAGAACCAACGTTAACCTTTTCGTTGCTGAAGTGAGCGGGCACGCTAAGTCGTCGCCTCTCGCGCCCTGATCGCCTCGCTCTCCTTCTCGATCTCGACACAGAAACTGGTGTCCATCGCCCTGATGATGGCGATCTCCTCGCGACGAATGATATTGCCGGTCAACTGACACCAGAGTGCGAGTTCACCATTAGAGATGGGGACTGGACCCGAGAACCCCGGCGGCTGCGCCTGCCGAAGCTCCCAGAACCAATGCCAGAGGAAGGCGCCGTTATCGGGAACGTCCGCTTCCGGACTTTCAACCTCGAAGCTCTCATTGCGCTCGCGTCGGGTCTCGCCATCCTTGTCCTTGACGCTGTCGTAGCGCGCGACAATCGCTACGGCTTCGCAGAGCCTTTCGCCAAGCTCTTCGTAAAATTTGCGCGGTCCTCCGAGGCGGTGGCGACCTGGTCATAAATCCAGCCGGCCTCTTCGAGAACCTCGCGGGCCTTTTCGAAGGTGCATTCGGGCTTTTCGCCTTTCCAGTTGTGATCGCCCCAGTCCCAGGACGCGACGGAGGCCGCCGCCTTGTCGAGGTACTCGGCTTCAACCTTGCTGGCCGTAAGCTTCTTCTTCCGGCTCGCGAGGAATTTGTCGCTATGCTGCCGGACCACGCGCTTCACCGCATCGCTCTCCGCGGAGCGGATCATGAAGCGAATACCCACGAGTTCATCGGTATCCGGTCCCGCGAGGTTGAGCTCGAAGAGGTCTTCAGAATTGACGAGTTTGGAAATGTCCAAGGGTCACCTATCGATTACGGGATTGCAGTGGGATTGACGCGGATCGGCAGTTGGTTGAGGCCGATCGTGAAGCGCTCGAGCTCGAAGTCGTCGGAGCCGCCACCCGGATAAAGCGGGCCAGACACGACGCCACGGCTATAGAAGATCGTGTTCGTGAACCCCTCGCCGCCATCGTTGCGCTCGACCTTGATCGCCATGTTGTCGAGGTTGAGGGGGTTGCCGAAAGTGCGCAGGATGACCTGGCCGGCATCGTCATGCACTGAGGCGACCTCGATCTGCGGATCCCCGGCGTTTGCCGTGCCCTTCTGTTTCTGGGTCACCGGCTCATCGAGGGTGTTATAACTGTTCATCGTCGACTCGGCGCCGAAATCGCCGATGTTTCCGACTTTGCCAACCTGCACCCAGGTCAGCGCCGCATATGCTGACTCTATAAGATCGGTGTTCTGGGCAGTGGCGCAAACATAGACCTTGCTGCCCTTCTTCGTTGCCTTGTTTGCCATGTCAGTTCTCCGGTTCGAAGGCGATGTACGGAATGGTGACGGGGATCTGCACCCGGTCACCGTCTTGGAGCGGGCCAGCCGCCCATGGCTCGCTGCTGATCGTGATCTTCACGCCAGAGGCGAATAGGGTTTGGTTCTTGAAATGGTCGATGACCTGATCGGCGACATCGAGGGCGCCAATGATGCCCTGCCCGACCGGCCAGACGACCGAGACCTGCAAGAGACCGCGCTTCTGCTGCGGGTCGTTGCCCATCGTGATCTGACGTGTCTGGTTTGGCAAAAAAGCCAAACGAAGGTATTTCGCCGGCATCTGCTGACCAGCGGGCGGGAACACGATGTTCGGCGCGGCGACTGGCAACACCTGTGGCATTGCAAGGAGCCGATCGGTGAGCGCCTTGAAGATGATTGCGTCGGTGCCTGCCGCCATGTATCGGTTACCTATGTCTGAACGGCCGCCTCTCACCGACGATGAAGCCTATGGACGCATTCATGCGGCTCTGCTTGCGCTAGGTCGTGAGAAAGGTGCAACGGTGCGCGCGGACACGAGCCTGAAGGCCGCGCGAAAGGCGCTGACTTTGCTGCAGCTTGGGCTAGTGGCGGCTATGGAAAAGGGAAGCGACGCAAACGCCGCGATCAAAGCCCCAGACGCGCCTTCAACTCAGCGGCCTTTCGATCAACGATAATCGGCCAGTTCTGTGCGGCGAGCCGGACAAAACCGTCTGCCGGCTGTCCGTTTGCACCATATTCTCGGTAGCCCGCATAGGAGGCGGTGTAGCCGAAATAGAGGGTGTCGCCAATGTCAGCCCCGGCGATGACCGCTTCGATCTGCCCGAAATCAGGCGTGTAAGTGCCTCCCTCGACCGGCTTGGCGGCGTTGATCGCGGGCATGGCGGTCGAGGACGCGAGCAGTGATGCCCGGAGAAATCCGGTGTCCACGCGCATACGGCCGCCCTGCCCGACCGGCGTCTGCATTTCTTCGACGACCTCCTGTGTCGCCTCCTTGAAGATAGCTTCGACGGCACCCTCGACCTTGTCGGCCCACTGCGCCACGGCAGCGCTAAATGAGAGCGTTGCCATCAAACGACCTCAGCGCGGTACCGGCGCACGACCGCGCCGATGTGATCCACCTTGTATTCGAGCCGGCATCGGCAGCCGGAAATCTCCGATATGGGCGCGCGCGGGTCGCCCGGGAAGCGGAGAAGCGCGCCAGATGGGCTCTGAAATACCTCATCCATGCCGACGGCCTTGCCGTTGAGAACACGATGGGTGTGCCGCACACGGCTGTCGCCGGCGGAACGCCATACCTTCGTGACGTCTTGCGCCCGGACCTTGCCGGCCTCGATCTGCTGCCGCATCGCCTCGTCGCGGGCGGAGCTGAGCGCAATCATGGTCTCGGTCCGCGCCAGCATTTCGCCGCGGAGAAGCAGGTTCTTATCGCGCAGCCGGCCGATGATCTTGGCCAGCGCCTCGCCGGTCACCGGCTTCCCTGCTCCGATGGCTGCCATAACGGTTCGGTCGAAACGCTTGTCGCGCGTCTTGAGCTCGAAATACCGGTTCATCAGGTCCGGGTCGCCGGAATCAAGATGCAGGCGCGCCCGCTCGATAAACTCGATCTGGTACCGGGTCAGACCGATCACGCCGCCCTCTCGGCGGCCGGTGACGCGGCTCTGCCGGCCGACGACGTCGAGGGCCGTCGATCTCGGGTTGGCGCCTCTGGCAAGCCCCTGCTCCAACGCCTGGCGGATGCCCTGTCGCTGGTCATCGGTGATGTGCGTGACCATCGTCGACGACAGGTCGCGCAGTATCGCCTCGGCAACAGGATTGCGGACGCCGAAGCGCCAGATCACGCGATTGCCTTGCGGGTCCATGACCTTCGGTAGCTCAGCGACTGCGTTGGTGCCACCAGCGTTGAAAGCGTCCTGCAGGGCAATTTCGAGCGCGGAGAACACCTCCGGCTCGATCTGCATGGCATCGACCGCGCCGTTGACGTCGCCGCGCTCCAGCCGCTCGACCACGACGCGGAGGACGATGCCCGACTTGATCTCCTCGATAGCCTGCCGGAATGCGGCGGCGAGCGCCGGCTCGTATTTGGCGAGGAGTTCATCAAACGTCATAGGTTATCCAATCTTCTTGCCAGGGAACCGAAGTACCCTGCAGGCGTTGCCGCTCCTCATTGAAGGAGAACCGAAGCCATGGGCGAAGTCACAGCAATTCCGCGTCTCGACCTCAACCGTTATCTGGGGCGCTGGTATGAGATCGTCCGCCTGCCGCTCAAATATGAAGAAGATGCCGCGACGGACATCACGGCAGACTATTCCCTTGATAACGACGGAAAGATTCGCGTCGACAACCGCTGTTTCGATAACAACAACCGGCCCAAGCAAGCGCTTGGCCAAGCAGAGC